ATGGAATCAATTCTTGCTCCTACTTTTGGCGTTATGGTTTTTCAAGAGCAAGTCATGCAAGTGGCTAGAACGATTGCTGGTTACACCGCACCCGATGCAGACAAACTTCGTAAGATTATGGGTAAAAAACTTCCCGAAGAAATGAAGAAAGAGAAGGGTAAGTTTGTTGATGGTTGTATGGCTGACTTCTATGAAGTTGAATTTGAGAACGGAAATAAAATAACACTTCGTTCCGATAAAAAGTATGAAGTTGAGGAAGGTGGCTTTTTTTCGTTGGAAGAGATAGAAGGTAACAATTTTTCTGTTTGTTTTCCTATTAAAACGCTGTAGAGTATACAGTATGAAAATTTCAGAAATGATGGATAATTTAATGAGTTATACCGATATCGCTAAAGCGCTCGGTATGACGCGAAGTAATGTTATTAAACTTTGCCAGCAGGAAAAAATGAGACGCGGCAAAACGCTAGGTCATCTTAATCCAGAAGAAATCAGACATAGATATTTAAATCAGTCGGAATTAATTAACACTATCGCAAAAGATGCTGGTTGTAGTGTTATTCAAATGAGACGTTATTTACAGGCGCATAATATTTTCAGAGATAGAGGGCAAATATATCGCGCAAATACTCGTGAAAAGCATAACAAAGGTATTAGAATTTCAGAATCTAAGCGGGATTTAAATTCAAGAAAGGCTAAATTTGGAAGTCTAGAACACCGAGAAAAGATGGCAAAAGCTAAAAGAGGTAAAATTGGCGAAAACGCTAATCACTGGAAGGGCGGTATCTGGAAACCGGGAGGTTCTGGTTATGAAATGACCAGAAGCGGCGGAAAACGAAACTATCGACATCGAGTTATTGCTGAAAATTTATTAAGACGAGAATTGATCGCAAATGAAGAAGTTCACCATGTAGATATGAATAGAAAGAATAATAATCCGTCCAATTTGATCGTGATCGAAAGTAAAAATCACCTATCACTTCATCGCGCTATGAAAAAGAATCAAGCGCTTGATCAAAGAGCGTGGCTGAAAGAAAATCGTATTAAGCACGAGGATTTAAATAATTATGCCTAAGATTATTTCAAAGAAGTTGGTTAAACCAAAGACGTTTGATAAAATTGAAGCTGGAAATTTATTCGATAAGATTGAGGGTTTTGCGGGATATGGATTCAACAAAAGTCATAGTATAGAGTATTCCTTAATTTCATATCAATGTATGTGGTTAAAAACCTATTACACTGTAGAATTCGTAGCCTCCGCTTTAACAGGTATGGATGAAGATAAAATTCCAGCACTTCTTAAGGATGCTGATCGCTTAGGTATTGAAGTTTGTTTACCCGATATAAATATTTCATCTGGTGAATTTGAGATTTTAAACGATGCTAAGTTGGCAATACCATTTACTCGTGTTAAAGGAATTTCGCATAATACCGCAAATGCTATTATAGAGGCGCGTAAAGATGGTCCTTTTAAATCTAAAGAGGATTTGGAGAAAAGAGTTGAGCGTCGTAAATGTAATATAGGACATATCGATAAGCTCGATAGAATTGGCGCTTTCGCTTCTATCGAACCAACTCAACTTCCCGCTAAGTCTAGGGATAGAATTAAAGATCAAGTGGAATTACTTCCGGGACTTGTTACGGATATAGTTCCGATAGAAAGAGAAATGAATGTTGATAAATTTACCAAGGCGCATGTCGCTAAGTTGATTTTAGAATATCGCGACAAACATGGTCCTTCTTCCGGTGATGGTGTTCCAGTTAAACCAGCTTTTGGTAAAAACGCAAAGTTTATGGCTATATTCGATGCGCCAACTTCTAGCGAAGAATCTATAGGTATGATTTCTTATGGTAATAATTTTACTTCCGTTTCGCACGCTCTTGCTGATGCTGATTTAAGTAGAGCGGATGGTTACTGGACTTCGCTTATTAAAAGACCAAAAGAAGGTAAACAAGTATCACCTGATGAAATAAAGACTTTTGTTCCATATCTTACAAAGGAAATAGAGCTTCTCAAACCTCCATTAATCGTGTTGATGGGAACTCAATCTGTAAGACATTTCTTTCCTGATTTTAAAGGAAAGGCTTCCGAAGCTGGTGGAAAGGTTATTTACGATAAAGCCACTAATACTAACTTTATTATAGGCTTTAATCCCGGTGAGATTTATCACGACCCTGATAAGCAACAATTACTTAACGATATAATGAACACAGTCTCAACAATTATATCTTAAACCTAAAAAAGCTATCTATTAAGATTTAAAGAGGTATAAAAATGAGCGAAGTAAGAATTAATGTGGTTAATTTTATAGAACATGATCTTCTTAGAAAAGATATGTCCTATTCTTTAGCTGATTTAAATACCGCAATGATGGAACAAGGCTCTTTATTTGTTCATTATGGCGTGTTGTTAGCTAAAAGTTCTAAGCAAGTCGATTCGGTAGAAATTTTGCTTAAAGCTACGGAAGCTAAGGTGTATCGAAAGGTTCGTGATGATCATATTGCATCGGGCGAAAAAGTAACAGAAGGTCAATTAAATTCATTCGTTAATGTTAATTCGCAGGTCATCGCTGTTAAAAAGGCTTTAAGCGAGGCTAAACAAGTTGAAACGATTGCTAAAATCGCAGTTGAAGGTTTTAGACAACGTAAGGATATGCTCGTTCAACACGGCTCAACGGCTCGTGAAGAACTTAAAGGTGATTTAAGAATCATGCATAGGACAGCAAATGCTGCCGAAGCTGATGCAATTCGTGAACGCGCCGAATTGCGAGTTTTAGAAGCGCAAAAGAGAAAATCAGAGGAATAATTTCTATGTTTAAAACCTAAATAAGTTTGCTATAATTAAGAGGTCTAAGATTATATCAAAGACAGCAAAAAATATAAAACCAAAAAGCAAAAAAGGATTAAAAGTATGACTACTTCTGCATTAGCCTCTCTCCTTAAGAACAATCGTTCAAAGTATTCGTCAGGTGGAGACAAGGCATTTAAATTCCCCGAAGGTAAAACTAAAATTCGTATTCTCCCTGCTGAAAAGGAAGGAGATAAATTTTGGGCTGACTGTGGGGTTCACTGGATTAAAGCTTCTAAGGATGGTAAAGCTGACGCCGTGGTTGGTTGTCGTGACGTAGTTTATGATGAACCTTGTCCGATTGATGAGGCCATTGATATCGCTTTGAAAGGTGCGTTCGATGAACAATCTGCTGAAATTATCAAGTCTTGGAGAGCGCGTAAGTCCGTTCTTGTGAACGCTATCGTTCGAACTGGTGAAAAAGCTTCCGCTGACCCTCAAATCGTAGAAATGACCTCTTCTACTTGGGGACATATTCTTGGCGTTGCTGAGGAATACCTTCTCACAGACGGGGTTAATATCTTCGATCTAGAAAATGGTATGGATATCGTTGTCGAACGTCGCGGTAAAAATCTCGATACAACATACACGGTCATGCCTTCGCTTAAATCTGAAACTGTTTCCAAAGAAGTTGCTAAAAAGCGTCATAATCTTCTTACCTATATCGAATCGAATTTCTTTCGTGAAGGTGATGATCGTAAAGCTTTGAACTCTATTGCTGCGATAACGGGTAATCCAATGCTTGCTAAAGCTTCTATAGGTGGTTCTCGCGCTTCTGCGATGCTTACTAAGCCTGTAGATAATGCGGTAATCGAGGAAGATGAGTTTGCTACCGCGGATTCTGCTGTTGTAAAAACAGAATCGGTATCTAAGAAAGCTGTTGAGCCTATTGAAGATTTTTCAAAAGACCTTGACGATGCTGACGTGGATGATCTTCTAGCGGAACTCGATGAAATGTCCTCCTAATAGGTGGATTTATCAATATCTTGGGTGGTGTTAATTCGTCACCCAAGATTAATTGCGAGGATGATATGCTACATATATTGGAATATATAATTAGACCGAGATTTAATTATCTAGATAACATGGGTATGGTTTCAGGTTTGGTTCTTTTCTTTCAAGGGTTTTATTTTCACTCTTTCGTTATTTGGATTTCATGCGTAGTTTTTACCGCGACTGTTGAATATTTTCTTGAGGAAAAATACGGCATTCGTTTCGCGGCGCTCTGGGGTAATCCTTGGAGAAAAAATAAATGAAAAATAAAGGTTTTATGTTGATCGATGGTAATAATATCGGTCACGCTTGTAATAATATGAAGCCTTTAAAAGCTGGCGATATGCCAGTTCAAGCAATTTATGGAATGATTAGATCAATACGTTCCACAATATCTACATTTGGTGGCGTTTTAAACCCTGTAGTTTTATGGGACGGCATTTCATGGCGCAAAGAATTTTATCCCGATTATAAGGCTAATAGGGACGCTAATTCCGGTTCTAAATCGGATGAAAAAAAGATTCAAATGCGCAAAGAATATCGACTTCAAAGTTCCGCTATTAAAGAAGGTTTTACCTTGCTAGGTATTACACAGATGCAAGCTTATAATTTGGAAGCTGATGACCTTGCGGCGATTTTAGTTGATCGATATAAAGACACCGATAAAAGAGTTTTGATGGTTTCGGGTGATAAAGATTGGGTGCAGTTAATTTCATCTACTGTAACTTGGTTAGACCCAATTCAAGATGTAAGAATCACCACTAAGACGATTAAAGAAAAACTTGGTGTAGAAACTCCAGAAGCTTGGTTAGATGTTAAGTGTTTAATGGGTGATACGGGTGATAATGTTCCGGGAGTTGGTGGAATAGGGTCTACTGGTGCTATTGATTTGGTAAATACATATGGTTCGGTTAATAACTTTATTACAGATTGTTTAACTAAAACCATAGATGTTTCGACTATTCATAGTAAGTTCAGAGCATTAGCGGAAGATGAAAATAAGCAAATTGCTTTTGGTCGAAATAAACAACTAATGGATTTACGATCTAAAAGAATACCAAAGCCAAAAGAATTAACCGTTGAAAAGAATAAACTTGATAAAGAAGGTTTTAAACTGTTCTGCGAGAAATATCAATTTGGTTCTATTCTTAGAGATTTTGATAATTGGATAGAACCATTTGAAAAACGAGGTATTTAAAAATGAATGACTTAGGAGAAGCGGTTAATAAGGCTTCTAAAGCCTTAAATAAAGTAACCGATGTTTGTGGAAAATCTAATCTTTCAAAGGAAGATATCTCAAAGGTTTTTCAATATTTAAAACTAAATCTTGAGGCTAATTTTAAACGCTCTATAGACGGTCTAATTATTGATCAGCCGTTTAGCTTCGATATGGAGTTATTAAAAGAGCCTCAAGAAGAAAAAACGATTGTTCAGTGGCGACAATTTTCTACGGAACCGGTTCCTTCACGAGTGGGGAAACTATTACGGGAAACTGTAGCGAAATCAGAAGACGTTATTATTGATGGCGTTGGTTTTATAGAAGAGTAAGGAAAATAAAATGGCATCCGCGGAAGATATCTCAAAAGCATTAGATGGAATTATCGGGTCTAATGACGAATCTACTACTGTTACGCATTGGCTAGATTCAGGATTTCCACCTCTGAACGACGCTTCGGCTTCTGATTGGGAAAAAGGTTTTCCAGTTGGTCGTATGATTGAGATTGCCGGTCCTCCATCATCGGGTAAAACGGCGATTGCTACAAAGGTAATGGCTGCTGCGCAAAAAGCTGGTGGTATTGCAGGTTTTATGGACCATGAACGTTCGTTCTCTTTGGATTTAGCGCCAAGACTTGGGCTTGATATAACTCCCGGACGTTTTATCTTTAAGAAACCTAAGACGTTTGAACAGAGCTTGCAAATGGCGGCACTCGCTGCAAAGACCATTAGAGATAAGAAGCTTATTCATAAGGATGCTCCAATCGTATTCGTGTTCGATTCACTTGCGTCTATGGTTCCAATGTCCGCATTGTTTGACGCAAAGGGTAATCTAAAGTCGCTTGAGGACCGCAATATGAATGATAATACCGCACTTGCTAGAGCAACGAGTAACGCTTTTCCCGCTTTTGCTCAATTCTGTGAAGAATATGGCGTTTTGGCTATCTTCTTAAATCAGATGCGAACTAAAATCGGTGTTATGTTTGGCGACCCACGTAAGACTACAGGTGGTAACGCACCGGAGTTTTACTTCTCACAACGCCTTTGGCTTTCGTCTTCGCAGATCAAAGCTAAGGTAAACGGTAAAGATGAAATTATCGGCGTTGAGGTTACTGGTAAATTTGTTAAGAACAAAATTGCTAGACCTTTTAAAGAAGCAAAATGGCGTTTCATGTTTCAGAAAGACGGAACTGGTCGTTTTGATGTTGAACGTTCTATGATTGAATTTCTAGAAGGGATTGGCGCTCTTGAAAAAGCAACTGGACCCGGTAAGGTTATTTACGATGGAAAGACTATAGGTAAGGAAACGCTTGCGCGACAACTAGAAATCTCTGGTAAGGTCACTGATCTAAACAAGCTCTTACCTGCAAAGTATGAACCTGAAACTGTAGCTAGTGTGGAAATGGACGAAACAGAATAAAGGAAAGCCCCTTAAGTGGGGCTTTTTCAATTATGAAGATATCCAAATTAAAGAAATTTCTTATACAGAATGTTAAAAAAGGTAAACGAAATTATGGCGCAGTTTATGAATTACCGAGCGGTAAAAAAATATATATCGCCAATAGAAAAACAGGAGATATATTCAGATCAGGTAAGGCGAGTATATCCAACGCGATCAGAGAAAATAAAGCCTGTTGGGCTTTAGACGAGGAAACTATATTAGCTCTTAGAAGTATGAATGTAGGTTTTATTGGCGTTACTGTTCGTGAAACAAATGACTTTTATGTAACTAATTTCAAAAATTACCTCAACGGAGATATAGCTAAGGTTTTAAATTACGAAGGTAGGGGCGGTGCGTTACAGCGTTACTTGCCTTTAGGTTACTTTAAATACGTAATAAGTAAGTAACAAACCACGAGATATCCACGATACTCGATGCTATTTAGTAAAAATAAATAACAGAGAATCGAATCATGGGTAACGGCGAGAACTGGTGGGAATTAACAGGAGAAGAAAATGAACGTAATTAAGGCTGCTGAACGTAGTTTTGAATTAGCAACATCTAAACGCGAAGAGGTTTTAAATCCTTTAACTGCAATTAGTGTATCAGAAAGCACGACTTTACCGCATATGAAAAATATGATCGAACAGATGAAAACTGGTAATTTTAGTTCGGGTAAGTTAAATCGCTGGCTTGGTTGGATTCAAGGTTCTATCGTTTCGATGATTAACCCGGTTGTAACTTTGGAAGACATGAAACAGATCAATAAGGAGTGCGATGAAGATGTTCCACTTCCTCTTGTTGATTTGGCGACTATTTATGATAATTATCGTTTTTTTTATAAGTTGGATAATTTATCCCCAAAAGATCAACTTTCTTTAGCTATGAGTAAATCCGCAAATTCAGCACATATAGCTTTTTTAGGATTTTTTATCGATCAATGGGAAAAATCAGAAAAATTTTATTCGTTTAAACCAGAATAAACAAGGTTACTTTTAAAAATGACATATGCAATTTTATCCGATCAACACTGTCACAATTGGTCTTCTTTTTCGAAAACTAATTCTGACGGTGTTAACAATCGTCTTCAACATATTTTAAATGAAATGTTACGAGCCGCAGATGAATTGTTGAAAGCTGATGGAAATGTAATGATCTTTGCTGGCGATTTATTTCATCAACGAGGTGTTATTAGTTCGGACGTTTTTAACCCCGTTCATGAAACAATTAAAAATATCTTGGATATGGATATAAAAATATATGCAATTCCGGGAAATCACGATCTTAGAGGTGAAAATTCAGATGAAATCGGTAACGCGATTCAAAGTTTTAACAGTCTTGAAGGTTTTCATGTTATAACTAAACCAAAAATAATTTACGCATACCCTGATCATACTATCGCTTTAATTCCTTGGAACCCAAAAGGTGTTACCGACGATTTGGGGAAAATTTCGTTAGGATTAAAATCTCCAGTCTCTTCTTCCGAGGTTGATGTTATTTGTCACTATGGAATTAACGAAGTTTTCCCCTCTATGCCAGCTCACGGCGTATCTTCTAAAACAATTGCGGATTTTGGGTTTAAGAGAGTATTCGCTGGTCACTATCATAATCATAAGGTAATGGAAAATGGCAAAGTTATATCGATTGGTGCTACTACCCATCATACTTGGCGCGATATTAATTCTAGGTCCGGTTTTATTATTGTTGACGATAGCTCTGATAAAATAAATTTCAGAGCCTCAAGATCGCCAGAGTTCGTAGAGATAGACGAAAATACGGATGAAACTGAAATACCAATGATCGTTGATGGTAATTATGTTCGGGTGTCTGGTTTGGACTTAGATGATTCGCGAATAAAAGAGGTTCGTGACGAATTAATTTCATATGGAGCAAAGGGTGTTCTGTTTCAAATTCCAAAGAAAGACGTTTCTTTAAGAGTTTCGGCTTCTTCAAAAACCGGAAAGATTCCTACAGTTCAAGAATCTGTTTCGATGTATATTCAAGATGAAATAAGCGACAAAAAGGAAGAAGTAGAGGCGAGTGCTTTGAAAATTCTATCAAAAATTAACAGTGAGGAAACATAATGCAATTTTGGTCGGTAACAATCAAAAATCAATCCATAATATCTCGTTTCGAGGGTGGTAAAAAAGTATCCGAAGAAACGATTTGGACAGAAACCACAACGCATGATTTGCCATTCGCTAGTGCGCAAATGGCTTTAAAGCAATTTGGTCCAGAACGTGTAACTGTTTTTCCGTCACCGATGGATTTTGATCAGAAGCCCGGTCGTCGTGCCGATGTTGTTGTTGATGGTAAAAAATCATCTGGTCGATTTAATAAAAAAGCGCCAATTCGTATTGAAAACAACACTTCTAAGGAAAAGGTTAAAGATAAGAAGATTGTTGGTGATATCTATGGAGAAGCGCTAAACAAGATGGTGGAAGCTGAAAACTCTTTTTAAAGTGATTAAAAATGAAAATATGTAACCTAAATGCTAAAAACTTTTTAGCAATATCTTCCGCTAGTTTTTCTTTAAAAGATCGCGGACTTGTTCTTATTCAGGGCGAAAACGAAGATGACGATTCGGCTGTATCTAATGGCTCCGGTAAGTCTTCCTTAGCAGATGCTATATGTTGGTGTCTTTACGGTTTAACCGCTCGTGGCGTAACTGCTGACGAAGTGATTAACCGTGAAGAGGGTAAAAACTGTTCCGTGTCTCTAACTTTAGAAGATGGCGAAGATAATTATTTAGTAACCAGATATAGAAAGCACTCTGTTTTTAAAAACACCGCAAGACTTCAAAAGATAGAAAAATCATCAGGAAACGTTATCGACCTTACACAAGGAACAGATAAACTAACACAGGATAAGATTGATCAAATTATAGGTTGTTCTTATTCTATATTTAGAAATGCCGTTTACGCGGGTCAGGAGCAAATGCCCGATCTTCCAGCTATGACGGATAAAATATTGAAGATGATAGTGGAAGAAGCCGCTGGCATCACTATGTTTGAAAAAGCCTATAATGTTGCTAAGGCGGATTTATCTCTTGTTACGAACAAATATAATACCGTTTTACAAAGAATAGAGCAAATAACGGAAAATAAAAAACAAACAGGGATTTTTTACGATAATACGTGCGTTAGTGAAGGTTTTTGGGAGCATGATATAAATAATAGGATTTTGGAAAAACAAAATTCTATTAACGCTCTTATTGGTCAAATAAAAGATGTTATAGCCGAAGAATTTGGTTCATTAATTCCTAGTAATTGTATTAAAGAGATTGATGCTAAAATAGCCGCAGTGGATAAGAAAATTAATTCAGTTAGCGACGAGTTAAAAAAAGAAAAGGAACTTTTTTCAGAGACTATTAGATTAAAAGGAGAAATAACGAGAGTTACAAATATTGTTGAATTTATAAACATGGATATTAAATCCGCTCAAGATAAACTTGTCGAGGCAGATCATAAAATTGGCTGCGAATGTGAATCTTGCGGTAGAACGTTGACTGCTGATGAAATTAAACCTCTAAAAAATAAAATAGGGGAAAATATAGACTCTCTTAAACAACGTTTGAATAAAGAAGTAGAATCTTTAGAAGACTTTAAAACAAGCTTTGCAAGAGCTTCTAGTGAGTTTAAAGCGTTTGAGCTAACGATGACTAACTTGACAGACGAAACGAGCGAGAGAGCTTCTCTGCTGTCTAAAAAAGAATCTATGAATCATTGCTTAAGTAAAGCGCTGGAATTAAAAAACTCTTTGAAGATTCATACCGAATCGCTTAAAGATTTAGAGAATATGGAAAATCCTCATAAAAAAACGGCTATATCTCTTAAGTCAAAAATTACAGATTTGGAAAAAGAAATAGATTCATTAAAAGCGGAATCTTTAGAAATAAA